GACCATCCTTCCAGCGGAAGCTGGTAAATGCTAACCAGGACGCTCCCGGTCACAACCGATGGGGCTATCGCGTGGTTTTTATATGACTGTATATTTTGATGCTAATAACATTTATGACGCCGGGACCAAGGCGATGCAAAGCAGCAAGTTCAAACACGGCACCCAGCTGTTCGAGATGAACCACCTGCTGACCACTGCCCACATCCGGCAGGACTTTATCACCGGCGACTACAAGCCGGATCCGGGCAACAAGTTCCCGATCAATGAGCGCGGGCATCCGCGCTACATAACCAGTAACACGATGGTGGACAAGACGGTCAACCATCTGCTCTGCGACGAGGTGCTGACGCCGTCCATCAGCAAGTACCTGATCTATGACAACGGCGCCTCACAGAAGGGCAAGGGTGTGGCTTTCCATCGTCGCCGCTTCGAGGCTCGACTGCATCAGTATTTCATGCAAAACGGCACCAACGAGGGATACATCCTCCTGGTGGACTTCTCCGGCTATTATGCCAACATCCCGCACGACAAGTGCCTGGAGGTGCTCCAGACGTTCCTGGAGCGCGAAGTCGAAGATCCGGAGACGCTGGCCATCACTGAGATGCTGCTGCCGCTCATCTTCAAGACCTTCGAGCAGGACGTCTCTCGTTTCACTGACAAGGAGATCGAGGCGATGATGGCCGGAAAAATCGACCCGATGCTGAACTACGGCGTGGATCCAGCGCTCCTGACCGGCGAGAAAATGCTCCGGAAGGGTGTGGACATCGGCTCCCAGCCTTCGCAGAACATCGGCATCGTCTACCCCTACCGGCTGGACAATTATGCCAAGATCGTCAAGGCGGTCAAAGGATACGGCCGTTATACCGATGACTCCTACGCAATCGCCCGGACCCGGGAGGAGCTGCTGGAACTTCTGGACGGTCTGGAGAAGGAGGCGAAAGAGTATGGGCTGATAATTAACCGCAAGAAAACCAGGATCGTGAAATTGTCCTCGGAGTTCCGGCACCTGCAGGTGTGCTACTCCTTAACGGAGACCGGCAGAATTATCCGGAAGATCAACCCGAAGAACATCACAAGGGATCGGCGCAAGCTGAAGGCCTACAAGCGCCTGCTCGATAGCGGCCGCATCGACTACGCGACGGTCGAGAACGCCTTCAAGTCCTGGCTGGGAAGTCACTGGAAGTATATGTCGCATGATCAAGTTTATAACATGAGCAGCCTCTACTATGAGCTGTTCGGAAGGAGACCAAAATGGAAAAAAGGACATGGAAGATTACACTGGCTGATGGCACATCCCTCGACGGCCTCGACCTCAATGGGAACAACTACATCAGCTCCGCCGCCGTCACCGAGGCCACCTTCGCCGGTAAGCTCTCCAGCGTGACCATCGAGGGGCCTGACGGCACCCAGACCTATCAGGACATGAAGCTGGTCCAGATCAGCAAGGTCGGCAAGAGCTACTGGTTTATCCTGGCCGAGAAGACGGCTGAGGAAAAGCAGAAGGAACTCGCCACAGCTGCTCTGGCCACCAACGCCAACAGCATCACCGACCTTCAGCTCGCTCTGGCTGAGGTCTATGAAATGATTATCGGAGGTAAATAACTATGGCTAAAGTTTACGCAGCTCTCATCAAGAAGGGGCTCAAAACCATCGACGACGTGCCCGAAAATCTGCGCGACGAAGTCCGCGCGCTCCTGGAGGAGTAAGATGATCCGGCGCTTCAGATCCTGGCTCAGAAAGGAGGTGAACAACATGGCAGTCATCTACGTCGCCCTGATCGTCAAGGGCAAGCGTACCTACGACAGCGTCCCTGACCTGATCAAGCCCCAGGTCAAGGAGATGCTGATCGACCTGGAACTGGCAGAGCTCGTCACTGAGTAAAGCCCACGATGCCCCCACGAATATCTCCGTGGGGGCATAATTCTAAGCAAATAAAAAGAAGGAAGGTACACAACATGAAAACTGGAATTTGCACAGCAGTGGGAGTCGTGGGCGGCTTCATCGCCAGCCTTTTCGGAGGCTGGGACGCAGCTCTGGCCACGCTCCTGATCTTCATGGGCGTGGACTACGCTACCGGTCTCATCGTTGCCGGCGTGTTTCACAGATCCCAGAAGTCCACAGACGGCGCCCTGGAGAGTCGCACCGGATGGAAGGGTCTCTGCCGTAAGGGCACGACTCTCCTGGTGGTACTGGTAGCCTGCCGCCTCGATCTGGTCACGGGCTCCACATTCATCAGAGACACGACGATCATCGCCTTCGTCGCCAATGAGACGATCAGCATTATCGAAAACGCCGGACTGATGGGCGTGCCTATCCCTGCCGTCGTGGTGAAGGCCATCGACATCCTGAAACAGAAGGCGGAGGGCGACGCTAACACCAGCCCAGGCAAGGAGTAAGCCGTGAAGGCGACAAGGTCCTCCACCGAGAGGACCATCTGGAACTACTTCTGCTGCAAAGGTTTCAGCCCGGCCGGTGTGGCCGGGCTGATGGGCAACCTCTACGCCGAGAGCGGGCTCAATCCGATAAACCTCCAGAACACCTACGAAAAGCGCCTGGGCCTCACGGACGCCGAGTACACGGCCGCCGTGGACTCCGGGAGCTACTCCAACTTCGTCCGCGACAGCGCCGGCTACGGCCTCGCGCAGTGGACATACTGGAGCCGCAAGGAGGCCATGCTCAACTATGCCCGGAAGACCGGCGCGTCCATCGGCGACCTGATGATGCAGCTCGACTTCATGTTCCAGGAGCTGAAGGGCCACGTGGCCGTCTTCCAGGTACTCCGGACAGCCCGGACCGTGAAGGAGGCGTCCGACATCGTGCTGACCAAGTACGAGCGCCCGGCCGACATGAGCAACGCCGTCAAGGTAAAGCGGGCCGGCTTCGGCCAGGCATACTACGACGCCTACGCAAACACTACAACAACCCCAGAGAAGGAGGAGATCACCGTGAGCAACAGCCCTCTGGTAACGTACACCAACATCACCAAGAACAAGACCAGCCCCCGCAACCACGCCATCGACACCATTACGATCCACTGCATCGTGGGCCAGTGGACGGCGAAGCAAGGCTGCGATTTTTTTGCCACCACTGACCGCGAGTGCAGCGCCAACTACATCGTCGGCAAGGATGGCTCTATCGGCCTGTCCGTCGATGAGGCGGATAGCTCCTGGTGCACTTCCAGCCGTGAGAACGACAACCGCGCCATCACCATCGAAGTCGCCAGCGACACCGAGCACCCCTACGCCGTGACCGATGCAGCCTACGCCGCACTGATCAAGCTGATAGCCGACATTTGCAAGCGCAACGGCATCAAGAAGCTGATCTGGTCCACCAACAAGGCCGACCGCATCAACCACTCCAACGGCTGCAACATGACCGTGCACCGCGACTATGCCAACAAGGCCTGCCCGGGCCAGTACCTCTACGACCGCCACGGCGCCATCGCTGCGGCCGTCAATGAGCTCCTGGGCTCTGGCACTACCCAGCCATCCGAGGCGGCTCCGGGGGCCGTCCAGGGCTTCCCTGCGACGCCCTTCACTGTCCGCGTCATTATCCCGGATCTGAACTACCGCAAGGGCCCCGGCATGAGCTACGCGGTCAGAGGCCAGACCGGCAAGGGCGTCTTTACCATCACCGAGGTGCAGGACGGCTGGGGCAAGCTGAAAAGCGGCGCCGGCTGGATCTACCTCGAAAACCCTGACTACTGCACCATCCAGGGCGTCGCAGCGAAGCCGGCCGAGCCGGATCCTGCTGACGTGCTGGCGCAGGAGATCGCCGGCAAGGTGAAGGGCTCCGGACTGGATCCTGCTGACGTTCTGAACAGGACCAAGAAGATCCTGGGCGTGGCATGATCGCCCTGATCAGCGTGGCGGCTCTCGTATTCCTGGGAGCCTGCTGCGCGGTCACAACAGCCAGCAAATACATGATAGACTAAGAGAGCCCCGGCACCCGCCGGGGCTCTTTTGCTTTATACGGCAATTCTGAGGACGACATAGTCCCGCAGCACGATGATCTTCGGGGTTCGAGTACCGTCGCGCGGGCTCCACCATTCGGGCCGTACTCGAACACGTGAGTGCGGGCCCTTTTCTCGGATATTGTAAAATATCAGCGCCTCATCGTTGCGGAGCTCGACTCGGGCGATGAACGTGTCAACTAACCGAGCGCGGAAGTCGTCATCCGTGACGTCTCCGACGCGGAAGGAGCGCAGCCAGGCCTCGACCACCTCATGGGTGAGTCGGGGCCTTTTTATTTCTGCCCGCTGGATCTCCAGCACCAGCTGCTCCTCCTCTTCCTCCAGGGCAGCCAAACGAGAGACCAGGCCACGGGCCCCGCCTTCTTCTATCGCGTCCAGCAAGTTCCGCTGGCGCTTTTTATTTGAGTCAAGACGCCGACGCAGTCCCACCACGGGATCGTCGGCGTTTTCCTGTTCCTGGACTTCCAAGATCCGGACGGTCAGCTTCTCGATCATCTCATCGGTCAGCATATCGTTCACCGTGGCCAAGATGATCGCATCCTCCAGGTGGTCCTTCGGGAACGGCTTCAGCTCGCACTTCTTCCCGCGCTTTTTGTCCCCGCACTTGTAATATCGGTACACTTTCCCTAGCTTCCCGGTGCCGGCCTCTGCGCTGATCATCGAGCCGCAATACCCGCAGAACATTTTACAGCTCAGCAAATAGTTCACCTTCGCCCTCCCTGCCGCATTGTTGCGGCTCGTCTTAAAGTGCCGGGCAGCTTCCAGGAAGGTCGCCTGGTCAATGATCGGTTCCACGTTCAGCTTCACGTCCTGGATGTAGAACTCGCCCAGGTACTTCTCATTCCGCAGCATACGATAGACGACCGCATTGGAGACCGGCTTCCCGCGCCGGCCCATGATCCCACGGTCAGCGAACAGCTGGACGATGTCCCGGATCTGGCCGCCAGCGATGTGGAGCTTGAACGCCTCCCGGACAACTGCCGCCTCGCGCTCATCCACGACGATGTGGCGCTCGGCGTCTACTTTATACCCTATCGGCAGAGACTGGCCGCAATACTGACCCTTCTTCGCGGTCTCCTTCATGCCTCTGATGACCTTCTGCCGCAGGTCGGCGGAGTAATACTCGGCCAGGCCCTCCAGCACGCTCTCCAGGATGATCCCCTCCGGGCCCTCCGGAACGCTCTCCCGAGCGTACATCAGCTTGACACCTGCCCGCTTCAAGGCCATTTTTCCCATAGCAATGTCCTGGCGATCCCGACCGAAGCGGTCGATCTTCCACACCAGGACGCAGTCGAAGCGGCCCTTCTCCGCGTCTCGCAGCATCCGCTGGAACTCGTCACGGCCGACGACGCTCTTGCCGGAGACGTGCCGGTCTGCATATATTTCTATGATGTCAATGCCGTGCTCCTTAGCATACTGCTGGCAGTCGGCAACCTGGCCCTCGATGGACTGCTCCGTCTGGTGCGGGCCTGGTGAATATCTCGCATAAATGACGCCGCGCATGGCACCGTCCTCCCTTCTCGGGGTCCTCCCGTTAAATGTGCAGGATCGCTCTGATCGCTGCCTGGGTCTCAGCTCCGGCGTGCCGGTATGCTTCGATCAGGTCGATCTCGGCCAGAGTTACGGCCAGAAACTTATTAGCGGCGGGGTCCGTTTCATCGCCTGCCGGCTTCTCAATCTTATCAGTATATCCCAGCAGGTAGTTCATATCGACATGGAAGATCTCGGCCAGGGCCTCGATCACCTCAAAGCTCGGCTTGCGCTTTCCGTTCTCATACTGGGAAATGGTCATTTTATTCAATCCAGCGCGGTCGGCCACCTCCTGCTGGGACCAGCCACGCTCTAATCTTAAAGATTTCACAATCTGAGAAAACTCCATAATTCTGTCCCCCTAAAAAAATGTTTATTTTCCTCTTGACAATTATAAACTAAGAGTTTATTATAGTCAATGTAAACTATTAGTTTACTTCAAAGAGAACGGCAGTAAACAGTCCGGCAAGGAGGGCACACAATGAACACCTACAAGATTATTTTTACCCGCGAAGACGGGACCCAGGGCACCGACCACCTCACCGCCATCAACGAGCGCCAGGCCCGCAAAGACTTCGGCGAGTGCTACCGTCACAGCACGGCCACCATCATCAGCATAGAGCTGGCCAGCACCAATACCCCGGCCACCAAACAACAGGAGCGCGACACCCTGGAGAAGATCCGGAAGATGGTCGAGCAGCTGGGCCCGGACTCCTACCTGGCCACCGCCTTCGAGGGCTGCTTCGACCTGGCCGCTGAGAACATCGACAACGACTGGGCCTGCTCCATGGCTGACCGCGCCCGCAGCGCTGAGAAGCGCGTCGCAGAACTGGAGGACAAGCTGTCCGAGGCCGTGAAGGACTACGAGGCCGCCCATGCGGTCGCCGAGGAAAAGGACGCCGAGATTGCAAGGCTGAAGGATCAGCTGAAGCAGATCCAGGAGACCGCCCGCTGGAATGGCCAGAGATGTGATGAGGAAGCGACCGCCGCTGGAGAGGCCCAGCGTCGTGCTGAGGCCGCCGAGGCCGAAGTCATCCAACTGAAAGCTAAGCTCTACGACCTGCTGGTCGCAGGGAAGTAAGGGAGGACGGACTGATGGCTGCATATATGAGAAAGACGGGGATCCTCCCCGTCTGCACCAATAACGAGGCCCGGGCCTACTTCGCCGGCAAGGGCCTCACCTATGCCGACGTGGCCGAGGGCGACATCCTCGCCCTGGTCATGCTGCTGAACAAGCACATCAAGAAGGCGAACAAGGACTGCGAGACCTCGATGGGCTCCATGTACCTGAGCCGCCGAATCGACCTCAAACGGAAGGCCAACGGCACCCTGATCAGCTGCTTTCTCTACGTCAACAGCCACTACTTCGAGCGCCGGGAGTGCATCAGTTTCAACGCTAACGGCTGGATCGGCTTCGCCGGCTGGGCTGACCAAGGCAACACCAACCCCATTTTACGAGCATTTATCGAGTGGAGCGACGCGCTCGCTGCCGCCAAAGAAAAGGAGGACACACAACAATGACCCGCTTCAAGTATTATTCCAATTATCTCGCCTGCCTGCTGAGCACTTTGATCGCCTTCGAGCTCTGCTGGATCGGCGCCAAGTACGTCATCGAGGGCGAGGTAGTCCACACCTGCCTCGACCACTTCATCGCCGTGTGCGGATCGTTTTATATCACCCGTGACACCATGAAGATCTGGCTGAAGCTCCAGACCAAGAGCCAGAAGGTGCAGCACTAAGGAGGCCGCCATGAGGAAGGACATCCCGCTGCACCAATACCCGAAGGACGTGCAGATCGCGACCCCAGAGACTAAACCGAGGAAGGAGGCAAAGCATGGCCACAGTAAAGACTATTGACGCTCAGACCATCGGGGAGAGACTTCGCACTCTGCGCGGATCTCGCACCCAGAAGGAAGTCGGCGACGCCATCGGCGTGACCGCCATGGCGATCTCTTTCTACGAGCGCGGCGAGCGAGTGCCGGCTGATGACATCAAGGTGGCGCTGGCCCGTTATTTCAACAGCACCGTGGAAGCTATTTTTTTTACATTCTAAGTAAACTCTAAGCTTACTTTTTCAAAGGAGGACACACATGGGAAGAAAGAACAGACAACGCAAGCCGGAGCCCTTCAAGTGCTGCGAGACCTGCGCCAATATGCAGCCGATAGGCGAAGGCGATCACATCTGTGACGCCTGCTGCAGCCACGATGGCAGCCCGACCGCTCTCGTCCTGGAGAGTTACATCCCGGCCGACGACTACTTCATCTGCGGAGGAAGCAGGTGGACACCACAATGAGCGCCACAAACCGAGGCTGCGAGCGCAAGGCCTACGACTTCTACGCCACCCCGCCGGAAACCATCCGGGCCTTCCTGGCCAACTTCGACGGCATCAGCTCCGGCGACCGCATCCTGGAGCCTTCTGCCGGCAACGGCCAGATCGTCAAAGTGCTGAGGGAAGGCGGATACGACAACCGGATCGACGCCGTGGAGCTGCGACCGGAGGAGCGGGGCACCCTGGAAGCTCTGGCTGACAACGTCACAATCGGCAGCTTCTTCGACTACGAGCCCGACTGCGGCTACGACGTCATCATAGGCAACCCGCCCTACAGTCTGGCCCTGGACTTCATCAACAAGAGCCTGGAGCTGCTGCACCCTGGTGGCCTGCTGATCTTCCTGCTCCGGACGAACTTCCTGGAGAGCGAGAAGCGCTTCAAGTGGTGGCAGGAGCACCCGCTCAGCGGTCTCTACACCCTGCACAAACGCCCCAGCTTCACCGGCCGAGGCACCGACGCCACCAGCTACTCCTGGTTTGTGTGGGAGCGGGGGGGGGACCGACTGCATAGGTCATCAGACCATCAAAACCATCTAAGGAGGACAAGCGCATGGAAGACATTGACCTGACAATGCTGGCCCGCTCGGCCTACCGGGCGATCCTGAGAAGCGTGGAAACCGCAGAGGCTGAGGAGCCTGAGACTGTGAAGGAGGTGGTGCCTATGGCTGCACAAAAAGATTGAGCCCCGGAGCTAATGCCTCGGAGCCCAATAAAACACAGTCCCAGTATAACACAAACAAGGAGGAAATAAAAGCATGAAGATCACCGTCGAATTTGCAAACCTGAACGAGTTCAAGCAGTACATGGGCATCGAGTCCCCGAGCCTGCTCGCCCAGGCATCCAAGGAAACAGAGGACGCTCCTGCACCCGCTGCGCCCGCAGAAGTGACCGAGGACTTCCGCATCACCGTCCGCAAGCAGCTCGCAGCCCTCAACAAGAAGCGCGGCTACAACCGTGCGGCGGAACTCATCAACGAGCAGACCGGCAAGGGCAAGCTCACCGAAGTCGCACTTGCCGACCTGCCGAAGCTCATGGAAGCAGCAAAGGAGGAAACCAATGCCGACTAAGCACGCCCGCTGCTCCGCATCGGCCGCATACCGCTGGATCAACTGCCCCGGATCCGTCGCCCTGTCTGATCAGTGTCCGGATCCCGGCTCCAGCAGCTACGCCGACGAGGGAACAGTCGCCCACAGCCTGGCCGAGCTGAAGCTCCGCCACGTCCTGCATGAGATCACCGACGCCCAGTACAAGAAGCGCCTGGCCAAGATCCAGCAGGACGACTACTACAACGGCGAGATGGACGAGGCCACCGACTTCTATGTCGAGACCGTCCTGGAGGAGTTCGCCGCAGCCGGCGAAGGCGCCGAGCTGATGATCGAGCAGCGCCTCGATCTTTCCCAATGGATCCCGGAAGGCTTCGGCACTTCCGACGCCGTGATCATCGGCGGCAGCATGATCCAGGTCATCGACCTGAAATACGGCAAGGGTATCAAGGTCGAAGCCAAGAACAACCCCCAGTTCCGCCTCTACGGCCTGGGCGCCGTCTCTCTGTTCGGCGATCTCTACGACTTCGACACCGTGAAGACCACCGTCGTCCAGCCCCGCCTCGATCACGTTGACAGCGAGGTCATCATTCTGAAGGAGCTGCTGCTCTGGGGCGAGGAGGAAGTCGCGCCCCGCGCCATCATGGCCATGGAAGGCTCCGACTACTTTGTGGCCGGCGACTGGTGCCGCTTCTGCCCGGCGAAGGCTCGCTGCCGCAAGCGTGCCGAGTTCAACCTGGATCTGGCCCGGATGGAGTTCCAGAAGCCCCCGCTGCTCTCCAGTGAGGAGATCGGCGAAGTGCTGGCCAAGGCCGAGCACCTGAAGAAGTGGGCTGAGGAGGTCAGCGCCTACGCTCTGGAGCAGGCCCTGGCCGGTGAGCACTACGACGGCTGGAAGCTGGTCGAAGGCCGCAGCAATCGCAAGTACGCAGACGAGATCCAGGTGGCCGACAAGCTGAAGGCTGCCGGCTTCGACGAGGCAATGCTCTACCAGCGCAAGCTCTACGGCATCACCGAGATGGAGAAGCTCGTCGGCAAGAAGAAGCTGGCCGCCACTCTGGGCGACCTGCTGATCAAACCCGCAGGCAAGCCGGTCCTCGTGCCGGAGTCTGATAAACGCGAAGCTATCAACACAACCGAAGCGGCTCAGGCCGACTTCACCACCGGCGACGACGAGGTCGCGCCGTTCTAAATTAAGGAGGATTATAAAATGTCTACTACCAAAGTTATCACCGGAAAAGTTCGTTTCAGCTATGTGAACATCTTCAAGAGCCGCGCCTTCCAGGCTGGCCAGGACGCCAAGTACAGCGTGTGCCTGCTGATCCCTAAAGAGGACAAGGCCACCATCAAGAAGATCAAGGCAGCCATCGACGCGGCTGTCCAGGACGGCATCAGCTCCAAGTGGGGCGGCAAGAAGCCCGCTAACCTGAAGCAGCCTCTGCGCGACGGCGACGCCGAGCGTGCCGATGAGGCTCCTGAGTACGAGGGTATGTACTTCCTCAACTGCAACAGCACCCAGAAGCCCGGCATTGTGGACAAGGATCTGAACGAGATCCTGGACCCCGACGAGGTCTACTCCGGCTGCTGGGGCCGCGCCTCCATCAACTTCTTCCCCTTCAACACCAACGGCAACAAGGGCGTCGGCGTCGGCCTGAATAACATCCAGAAGCTGAAGGACGACGACCGCCTGGGCGCTGCCCGTGCTTCTGCCGAGTCCGACTTCGGCGGCGACGACTTCGAGGACGACGAGGACTTCTAAGGAGGACATACAGATGCACCGAGTTATGGGCGTGGATATAGAAACCTATAGCTCCGTGGACCTGGCCGAGGCGGGCGTCTACGCCTACGTGGAGGCGCCCGACTTCGACATCCTGCTCATCTCGTACATCTTCGACGACTGGGGCGAGGACGACGTCAAGACCATCGACTGCTTCGATGCTGATCCTAACATGATGGCCGAGTTCTGCGAGGCTCTCCTCGATCCCCAGATCGTCAAGACCGCCTTCAACGCGAACTTCGAGCGCACCTGTCTGGCCAAGTGGCTCCAGAAGCCCATGCCGCCGGAGGAGTGGCGCTGCACAATGGTCAAGGCGCTGACGCTGGGCCTGCCGGGCAATCTGGCAGGCGCCGGCGAGGCGCTGGGCCTTCCTCCCGAGAAGCTGAAGGACCCCCAGGGCAAGGCTCTGATCCGGTTCTTCTCGAAGCCGTGCAAGCCGACCCGGACCAACGGCCAGAGGACGCGCAACCTCCCACAGCATGACCCGGCCAAGTGGCAACTCTACAAGAGCTACAACCGGCAGGACGTTGTGACCGAGCAGGAGATCCTACGGAAGCTATCCATCTACAAGACACCGGAGTCAGAGCAGGAGCTCTGGGCTCTGGACCAACACATGAACGACAACGGCGTGGCGCTCGACATCCCCATGGTCGAGAAAATCGTCGAATATGACACCCGGCGCCGGCAGGAGCTCCAGGAAGAAGCCCAGGAGCTCACCGGGCTGAAAAACCCAAACAGCCTGGCCCAGCTGAAGCGCTGGCTCGCAGAGCAGGGCGTGGAGATGACCAGCGTCACCAAGGACACCATCACCGAAGCGCTGCGAGATCCGGATCTCCCGGACATCGTCCGGAGAGTGCTGGAGATCCGCACCGCCCTGGGCAAGACCAGCGTGGCCAAGTACAGCACGATGCTGGTGGCGCACTGCCAGGATCACCGGCTGCGAGGCATCCTTCAGTTCTACGGCGCCAACCGCTCCGGACGCTGGGCCGGCCGTCTGGTGCAGACGCACAACCTGGCCAAGAACACGCTGCCGGATCTGGCCCTGGCCCGCGAGCTGGCGGCCGAGGGAGACTTCGAGACCATGGGCACGCTGTTCGGAGAGACGGTCTTCGTCTTCTCCGAGCTGATCCGAACGGCCTTCATCCCATCAGAAGGCTGCCGCTTCGTTGTCTCTGACTTCTCGGCCATCGAGGCCCGCGTGCTGGCGTGGATCGCCGGCGAGGAATGGACCCTGGAGGCTTTCCGGCAGGGCAAGGACATCTATTGCGAGACCGCCTCCATGATGTACCACGTGCCCGTGGAAAAGCACGGAGCCAACAGCCACCTCCGCCAAAAAGGAAAGGTCGCAGTTCTGGCCTGCGGCTACCAAGGCGGCGTCGGCGCCATGAAGCGCATGGACAAGGGCGGCACCATCCCGGAGGACGAGCTCCAGAGCGTCGTGGACCAGTGGCGGGGGGCCAACCCCAGCGTGGTGAAGCTCTGGCGCAACTGCGAGATGGCGGCCAGGACAGTCATCGAAGAACACCGCACCGTCCGACTGAAGAACGGCATCGCCTTCGGCTACATCAACGGCAACCTGTTCATCAAGCTGCCCAGCGGCCGGAAGCTCTGCTACTGGAACACCCACCTGAAGATGGACCCGAGGGACGGCCGCGAGCACATCGTCTACATGGGAGTCAATCAGGAAACCAAGCAATGGGGAGAGACTGAGACCTACGGCGGCAAGCTGGTCGAGAACATCACCCAAGCCATCGCCAGAGACTGCCTGGCCATATCCATGCAGAGGGTCGCAGCTCTGGGCTATAACATCGTGATGCACGTCCATGACGAGATGATCGTTGACGTGCCAATCGAAGACACCGACGCGCTGGAGCGGATCAACGCCTGCATGGGCGAGGCGATCCCCTGGGCGCCCGGTTTACCACTACGGGGAGACGGCTATGAGACCCCGTTCTACATGAAAGACTAAGGAGGACACACAAATGAAAATCAACCGCACCATGACTATCGAAACCAACGAGATCCAGATCGGCGACCGCATCCAGGTCGGTCACTATACCGCCACCTGCCAGGCTCTGCCTGGCGAAGGCCTGGCTCTTTTCCTTCTGGACCAGTATCTCGACAAGGCCATGCAGATGAACGGGAAGAACACCAACAAGGGCGGCTACCAGGAGAGCGATCTCCGCGAGGAGCTCAACAGCGAGAAGATTCTGAAGGACTTCACCAGTCTGGAGCTGGCGCCTTTCGACAACGGCGATCTGCTCCGTCTGCCGTTCTACGGCGAGATGTTCGGGCACGATGACTGGTACGACTCCGGCGCCGTGGAGCCTGACGACTGCGAGCAGTGGCCTCTGATGAAGGAACGCGCCAACCGCGTCGCCGAGCGCAGGGGCGAGAGCTACGAATGGGGATGGCTCCAGAACAAGTACGTCCAGTCGGCGGCGGTTTTCTGCTTTGTCGGCGGCAACGGTTATGCCAGCTACTGGGACGCCTCGACTTCCCTCGGCGTCCGCCCGGCTTTCCCGATCAAATTATCGTAAATCCCGGGGGCCTCGTGCCCCCGACATAAACCATCTACAAGCAAGGAGGACAGCGATGGAGCCTATCACTATACGCTGGGAGACCGGCTACATGACCATCAACCCGGACGCCTTTTTCCCAACAAGCACAGCCAGGATCCGGAAGCTCCTCCGGGTGGTCGCCCTGGACTTTGAGCATCAGGACGTCATCCGGATGCAGCTGGCCGGGGCCTGCGAGAGCCGAGCTCAGGAGATCCTGGACGGCCGCAAGAGCCTCGCCAACGAGGCAGTAAACCACCACCAAAAAGCAACGGACCTGGAGCCGCAGATCGAGGCGGCCAAGCGCCGGATCACCACCCTCCGGGCCTGCATCAAAGAGCAGCCAAAGAGGGCCCGCCAGCTGGGATACCCTGAACGGCTGCACGAGGAACGGGAACAGCTGAAGAAGCTGACTGCCGAGCGCTCCGGAGCCCTCTCAGCCTTCCGGAAGAAAAAGCGCGAGTTCGAGGCCGCTGAGGCCACGGCTGAAAAATTAAGGCAGAACGCGGAGGTGCTGAGACCATGACCAACACAGCGGAAAAATTCACCCTGCCCCTGTTCATGGTCAAGTACAACGGCGACCTCCTGATCTCGACCGGCCGCAGCCGCTTCGAGACCTCCTGGAAGAATAAGACCATGAGCTGGGCGGCTCTCCTGAATAAGCTCTCCCACTCCATGGAGACCACAGAGACCCACGCCGAGTACATGAAAATGAGCAAGGAGCAGCAGGACAAGATCAAGGACATCGGCGGCTTCGTCGGCGGTCATCTGAGGGATGGCCGCCGCAAGACCGGCTACGTCACGGCCCGCCAGCTGCTCACCCTCGACCTGGACTTCCCTCCGGCCGAGTTCTGGGACAATATCATCGACAACCTGGAGATCGACAACGCCCTGGCGGTCTACTCCACACATAAGCACACCAAGGCGAAGCCCCGCTACCGTCTGATCATGCCTCTTGACAGAGAGGTCACGCCGGACGAGTACGAGGCCATCGCCCGCAAGATCGCCGAGAAGATCGGCATCGACTACTTCGACGACTCTACCTTCCAGCCGACCCGTCTGATGTACTGGCCGAGCCATAGCGTGGACGTCGAGCCCTTCTTCCAATACTACGACGCCCCCTTCCTGGCGGCTGACTCCATCCTGGCAGAGTACCCGGACTGGACCGATACCAGCTACTGGCCGGAGTCTTCGCGCATGGCCGGGATCCGGAAGCGCCAGGCAGACAAACAGGGCGATCCGCTGGCCAAGAAGGGCATCGTGGGCGCCTTCTGCCGCACCTACAGCATCACCGAGGCCATCGCCAAGTTCCTGCCGGACGTCTACACCCAGACGGCCAAAGAGGACCGCTACACCTACGCAGCCGGCTCAACTGCTGCCGGCCTCGTGGTCTATGACGGCGACGTCTTTGCCTACTCCAACCACAGCACCGACCCGGCCGGCGGCCAGCTCTGCAACGCCTTCGACCTGGTCCGCATCCACAAGTTCGGCCACCTGGATGATGGCCACGAGGACAAGCCGATCACGCAGCTCCCAAGCGACAAGGCCATGCGCGAATGGGCCAGCGAAGATCCGGGCGTGAGTCTGACGCTCGCGAACGATACCCAAGGGCGAGCGGTGCTCGAATTTGAGAACGTACCGCTCCCGGATGACATCGACGACAGCTGGAAGACGAAGCTGGTCCGAGGCGAGAATGGCGACGTCAAGCCGCTGATCACCAACGCCGTGCTGATCCTGGAGAACGAGCCCGCCCTTCAGGGGATCCGCTACAACGAGCTGAGCAACGGCATCGAGGTCAGGGGCAAACTGCCCTGGCCGCGCCCGAACAAATACTGGAGGGACGTGGACGACGCCCATCTCTACACCTGGGTGGCGGACACCTACGGCGTCCAGTTCCCGGAGAGCCGCTTCAGCAAGGCGCTCTCCACGGTCGCAGACAGGCGACGCTTCAACCCTCTGCGGGAATACCTCCAGCAGCTCCCCGAGTGGGACAACGTGCCGAGAGTGGACACGCTGCTGGTCGATTACCTGGGCGCCAAGGACTCAGCCTACACCCGGGCCGTCACCCGCAAGACTCTGATCGGAGCCGTCCAGCGCGTGCTGCAGCCCGGCTGCAAGTTTGACACCGTCCTCGTCCTGGACGGCAAGCCCGGCATCGGCAAGAGCACCCTGCTCCGGAAGCTGGGCGGGAAATGGTTCAGCGACTCCCTCAGCCTGGCCGACACCAGGGACAAGACCGCAGCCGAGAAGCTCCAGGGCGTCTGGATCATGGAAATCGGCGAGATGCAGGGCACCCGCAAGGCCGACGTCGATGTGATGAAGGGCTTCATCAGCCGCCAGGTGGATGAGTACCGCGCAGCTTATGGCCGCGTCGTGGAGCGCCACCCGAGGACGGCCATCATCTGCGGCACCACCAACAGCACCGGCGGCTTCCTGAGAGACACCACCGGCAACCGGCGCTTCTGGCCCGTCACCGTCAACGGAGGCGGCCCCCTCAGCGTCTGGGAGATGACCGAGGAGACCCGCGCCCAGATCTGGGCTGAGGCCATGGTCTACGTGGCCGAGGGCGAGACGTCCTACCTGGACGCCGCGATGGAGCTGGAAGCGACCAAGGCCCAGCAGGCAGCGCTCATGTACGACGAGCGCGAGGGCGACGTCATCGACTACCTGGAGACCCTGCTGCCGGCAGACTGGGAGGACTGGGATCTGATGCAGCGCGTGGACTACTTCCAGCAGCGTGACGTCCTGGACGCCACAAAGCAGACGGGCACCGTGCAGAGGACCAAGGTCAGCGTGATGGAGATCTTCTGCGAGTGCTTCGGAAGGGCCAAGCACTACTGGACCCGCAAGGACGGCGACGAGATCGTGGCCATCATGGCGAGGATCCCGGGCTGGGAAAGGCCCGCAAATGCCACCATGCGAAGCAAAGCATACGGCAAGCAGCGCGTGTTCGTCCGGAGTGGTAACGAGTAACGAAGGCCCCTGGCAGCTGTTGTTCCTCGTTACCACCACCGACGACGGGCAGAGGGTAACGGGCGGACGTTGTTCCGCCGTCTGTTCCCTCAATCGTTACCACCTAAAACCCAGCAACCGCAAGGGAGAACGGGCAAAGGGTAACGAGGTAACGAGCTTTTTATATAGATTATTAAAAATAACCCCTACACACATGAAAACAGGCCCCCGCGAGGACACATACGCGCATTATAGGAAAAATTCGGGGCCTCGTTCCAATAGGAGGACCCTCATGGAAAAACGAGAACGAGATATTGAAAGCGGCCTGCGGAGGCAGGTCGAGAAAATGGGCGGCAAGTTTATGAAGTTCACAAGCCCCGGGAACGACGGCGTGCCTGACCGGATCGCTGTTTTACCGGGTGGCCGGGTATGGTTTGTAGAGCTGAAGCGCGAGGGCGAAAAACCCACGGGCGTCCAGAAGTGGCAGATGGAGCAGCTGCGGAAGATGGGCTGCAACGTGGCACTGATCACCGGCAAGCAGGAGGCGCGAGCCTGGATCCGGGAGGTGATCGGATAATGCCGGTATATGGAAATTGCGACCACTGCGACGCTCCCATAAGTATGCCGCCGAGCCAATGGGCCAGATCCCAGGAGCACTTCTGCAGTCGCCAGTGCCACATGGCAAAGATGAACGCAGAACTCAACCCGACCCGGATGACCAAAGAGGTCCGGCAGAAGCTGGCGCTGAGCCGTCTGAACACCGGCCAGACCGACAGCTACCGGAAAACCAACGGCAGGCACACGCACCGAATCGTGGCCGAGCAGATCCTGGGCCGCCCGCTACTTCCCGGTGAAATCGTCCACCACATCAACGGCGACAAAAGAGACAACAGACCCGAAAACCTTCGCGTGTTCAGCAGCCAAGCCGAGCACGCCGGGTGGCACAAAGAAAACGACAAGGAGGTGGTGCCCGATGAAGTTCATCCCACACGAATATCAGCAGAAGGCGATAGACAGGATCGTCAACAATAAGCGCTTCGGCCTGTTCCTGGAGATGGGCCTCGGTTAGCAAGACCGTCATCACCATGACCGCCATCGACATCCTGATCAACGAGATGTTCGAGGTGGATCGCGTCCTGGTCATCGCGCCGAAGCGAGTGGCCGAGGACACCTGGACACGAGAGCATGCCAAGTGGGACCACCTCCGCCACCTTCGCGTCAGCAAGGTGCTGGGATCACCAGAGCAGCGGCGCCGGGCGCTGGTCACGGACGCCGACATCTACGTCATCGGCCGCGACAATGTGGTCTGGCTGGTGGATCTCTACCAGAAGCTGAAGACCGGCTGGCCCTTCGACATGATTGTGATCGACGAGCTCTCCAGCTTCAAGAACCCCCAGGCCAAACGCTTCCGGGCTCTCCGGAAGGTCATGCCGAGGGTGAGCAGGGTCGTCGGTCTGACCGGCACCCCTTCGGCCAACGGCCTCATGGATCTCTGGGCTGAGATCTACCTGCTGGACCGTGGCGAACGCCTGGGCCAGACGCTGGGCGCCTACCGCGAGAAATACTTCCGGCCGGGAGCCCGGAATGGTTACATCGTCTTCAAGTGGGAGCCCCTTCGGGGAGCCAGGGAGAAGATCGAGGCCGCCATCAGCGACATCTGCATCAGCATGAGCGCGGCCGACTATCTGAAGCTGCCGAAGCGGATCGACAACCGGATCCCGGTCAAGCTGAGCCCCCAGGAGATGAAGCAGTACAAGACCATGGAGGCCGAGCAGCTGCTTCACATCGACGACGAGGACGTGGTCGCCCTGAACGCGGCCGCCGTGATGACCAAGCTCCTACAGATTGCCAACGGCAGCGTCTACTCCCACGAGGGCAATGTCGTCCGGCTGCATAATGCAAAGCTGGAGGCGCTGCTGGAGATTATCGACACCACCGACAGCCCTGTCCTGGTATTTTACAGCTACAAGCACGACCTGGACGCTATCCGAGCAGCGATCCCCGAGGCCCGGACTTTGGACGGCCCGGAGGACATCGCAGAGTGGAACGCTGGCGAGGTCCAGGTGCTCCTGGCGCATCCGGCCAGTGTGGGCTACGGCCTCAATCTCCAGGAGGGCGGCCATGTGATCGTGTGGTACGGCCTCACCTGGAGCCTGGAACTCTACCAGCAGGCCAACGCCCGCCTCTATCGGCAGGGCCAGGAGAAGCCGGTGATCATCCACCACCTGATCGCAGAGGGCACCGTGGACGAGCAGGTCATGGATGCCCTGGAGGCAAAGGACACCAGTCAGGCGGCCTTGATGGCAGCACTGAAAGAAAGGAGAAATAAATGAGCGACCCGAGGAGAAACGCGGAGGGCTATCTCGATGTGACAGCCTATCTCGGCACCAAAAACGTCATACAAGAAGAAAACGAGGCCGAGCGAAAGAACAAGGACCTGATCCACACCTTCCGCCTTTTGGCTGACATGGCTGGCTTTGAAATAGTCGGCCGCATCACGATAAAACACAAAAAGACAGGGAGGATTTTCAGATGATCGGATATTTAAGCGGTCCCATTACGGGCCATAAAGACTACCGGCGTCAGTTTGCGAAGGCTGCCGCCGCGCTGAAGGAGATGGGTTACAATGTCATTAACCCTGCGGCGATTGATGACGCCATTCCCGTCGAGTGCATGAGCTACGAGGAAATCATGCGGATCGACCTGGAGCTCCTGTCCACTGCTGACTACCTGGTGCAGCTTCCCGGCTGGGAGCGATCCATCGGCGCCAGCCGCGAGCTGGGCTTCGCCCTGGGCGCCGACAAGATCATCGTCAGCCTGGAGCAGCTTCTCACGAAGGAGGTGACGCTGTCATGACTTTAGATGAGACCTATGACTTCCTGATGCAGATCCGCCGCAAGGAGATCATCATCAGACGGAAAGAGACCCAGCGGGACGAGCTGAGGGCCTGCCTGCTGCCTGGCGCCATCCGCTATGACCGCGACAGGGTCCAGAGCACTCCGACCGATAAGATGGCCGACGTCATTGTCAGAGTGGACGAGCTGGACCGAGAGATCGAACAGCTCCGGCGTGAGAAGGCCTCCCTGGTCATCGAGATCAGCGACGCCATTGAGACGCTGGAGGACGACTACGAGAGAACCGTGCTGACCGAGTTCTACATAGCACGGGCGCCGATGACCGAGGTGGCTGACGCCATCAACTACAGCGTCCGCAGGGCGTATCATTTCAGGAAGATGGGCGTCACCCATCTGGGGGAGGTTTTAGGATGATCAAACTGTTAAAAGGCAACTGTCTTGACCTTCTGCGGCAGCTGGAGCCCGGCTGCGCGGATCTCGTTCTGATAGATCCGCCGTATTCCAGCGGCGGCCTGTTTGCCGGCGACCGCAAACAGGACACCCGTGTCAAGTACACCGACGCCGACTTCAACGGCGCGGCACGCTTCCCCAGCTTCTCCGGTGACAACATGGACCAGCACAGCTTCATCCAGTTTATGGCCCATGTCAGCATGGAGCTCAGAGAGCTGACCAAGGAAGGCGGCACCATCGCCGCCTTCATCGACTGGCGAAACCTTCCGGCCATGACGGACGCGATCCAGATGGCCGGCTGGGTATGGCGTGGGGTCATTGTCTGGGACAAGGGCATCAGCCGAAACATCCCCGGCCGCTTTCGTAACGACTGCGAGTACATCGTCTGGGGCACCAACGGCCGGAAAGAGGTGGACTGGAAGGCAGCCAAGGGCGTCAAGGCCATGCCGGGCATCTACCACATCAACGGCGTCAACACCAAGCAGAAGCACCACCAGACGGAGAAGCCCGTGGAGCTCCTGAAGGCCCTGATCCAGATCTGTCCAAGGGGGGGGACCGTGGTGGACTGCTTCATGGGATCCGGCAGCACGGGCGTCGCTTGCGTCCAGGAGGGCCGGAACTTCATCGGCATCGAGCTGGGCGACCAATACTTCGACACGGCCACCAAGCGCATCCAGGAGGCCGAGGACGAACTACTGAACGACTTTTAGAAAGTCGGCGAACATTGCAAACCAGAACGTGTTATACTGGTAAAGTGGACGAATGAGAGCAGGACCGAAAGGGCCTGCTCTTTTCCGTTTATCGAAACGACGAATAGGAGGCGGCGAGACCATGCCAAAAGCAAGGAACTCGAAAGTGGACGAGGCCCTTGCATTGTATCGGCAGGGCCTTAAACTCATAGAAATCTCCCGGAAGCTGGACATCCCGGAGGGGACTGTCCGCCGATGGAAATGCACCTACAAATGGGACGCCCCCGAAGAAACCGAGCGCTCGCAACCTAAAAAACCGAACGCTCGCAAACGAGGAGGGCAGCCTGGCAACAAGAACGCCACCGGGCCACCCGGTAACAAGAACGCCGAGAAGTTCGGCTTCCTGTCCAAGTATCTCCCAGAGGAGACACTGGAACTGCTGCACCTGACAGCGGGCTCCTCCCCTCTGGATCTTCTCTGGACCCAGATCCAGCTGGCCTACGCTGCCATCATCCGGGCCCAGAAGATCGCCTATGTCAAAGACGCTGAAGACAAGACCATCGAGAAGATTGAGGACCGCAGCGGCGCCGAGTCATGGGGCGAGAAATGGGAAGTCCAGCAGGCCTGGGACAAGCAGGCCAACTTTATGAAAGCACAGGCACGCGCTCAGAGTGAGCTCCGTGGTCTGATTAAGCAATACGACGAGATGCTGCACAAGGACTGGGACGCAGCCACAGAGGAGCAGAAAGCTCGCCTTCATCTGCTGAAGGCTAAGCTGAACGACGGCTCCGATGACGCCGGGAAGGTGGTGATCATCAATGACACGCACGACCCGCATCAGTGACCTGATCATCCCGAAGTTCTGGCCGGCCTTCAATGATCGAGAGCACACGCACAAGATCCTGACCTCTGGGCGAGCCGGCACCAAGTCCTCAGAGGCTGCCATCGAGGTCGTGTATAAGATCGTCAGCGAGGAAGACTGCTCCGCCGTGGTCATCCGGAAGCGCCATAACAAGCTCCGGAAAACGGTCTACAAAGAAATCAAGCGAGCCATCAAGCGCCTGGGGCTGCCGGAGAGCCTGTTCAAGATCACGGTCAGCCCCATGGAAATCACATACAAGCCAAACGGCAACACCATCTACTTCACCGGATCCGACAGCATTGACGACACCAAGGGCATCATCGACGAGAGCAAGCCCATCAAGATCGTGCTGCTGGATGAGGTCAGCGAGTTCTTCACAGACGGCGAAGGCGAGGACGAGCTCCAGAACATCGAGGCGACCTTCATCAGAGGCAACGCCGAAGGCTTCCAGATGCTCTACCTCTACAACCCGCCGAAGAACCCCAACGCCCCTGTGGTGGTCTGGTGCCGGAAGATGGAGAAGCGCCCGGACTGCATCCACGTCCATGTGGACTACCGGGACGTGCCTCCTGAGTGGCTGGGCGCCAAGCTGATCGAGGCGGCTGAGATCCTCCACGAAGTGGATGAGCGCCAGTGGAGATGGCTCTGGCTCGGTCTCAGCATCGGCGTGGACGAGCTTATTTACTATATGTTCGGCGATGCTGCCATCCAGCGCCCGAGCCGCGACCACTACCGGATCATCGGCATCGGCGTGGACTATGGCCAGCAGAACGCCACAACATACCAGGCGGCCGGCCTGAATGAGTACGAGCACAAGCTGGACGGCCTGGCGGAATACTACCACAGCGGCCGGGAGACCGGAACGCAGAAAAGCCCCAGCGAGTACGCCGGGGACTTCGTCAAGTTTTTGAGCCTGCTGCATGAAACCTACTCATGCAGCTATTTTTATACCTTCATCGACCCCTCGGCCCGTGGCCTGATGGAGGAGATCAAGCGGGCCACCAGGGGCATCGGTTACAACGTGTTGATCCGCGACGCCGAGAACGACGTGGCGCTGGGAATCTCCCGAGTGCAAAAGCTCCTGACCTTCAAGATGATGACCGTGTCGCCAGACCAGGAGAACGCCGTCCGGGAGTTCGGTCTCTATGAGTACGACAAGAAAAGCATCGAGAGGGGCCGCGAGGAGCCCGTGAAGCAGGACGACCATGGTATGGACGCCATCCGCTACCTGGTCATGGGAATGTGGTCGAAGATCAAGAACTACCTGCCCGTTAGGGACAAAGAGGAGGAGCCGGAAGGAGCCATAAAATGAACATTTTCGAGTATTTCAAAAAGAAGGGCATCGACACCATCGACAGCTCCTTCTACAGCAAGATCGCCATGTGGGACAGCTGGTACAGGGCGAACGTCAAGCGCTTCCACCAGTACCGTGTCTACCACGGCACCGGGCAGTATGAGCGCTGCCATCGCAAGAGCCTGGGCATGGCGAAGAAGATCTGCGAGGACATCAGCGACCTGCTGCTGAACGAGCGCGTCACCATCACCATCAAGGACGAGACCACGGCCAAGTTCGTCCGCAGCGTTCTCGATGCTGCGAACTTCACCGTGCAGGGCAACGAGTACCAGGAGCGCAAGGCTGCCTGTGGCACCGTGGCCTATGTCCCGTATCTGACCAACATGGAAGTGGCCGAAGACGGCAGCGTCCTGAGTGCTGACATCAAGCTGGACTATGTGGTGGCCAAGAACATCTACCCCACAGCCTGGGAGAACTCCAGGATCACCGAGGTCATCTTCGCATTTCCGAAGACCTACAAGCGCAAGAAGTACGTCCAGCTCCAACACCATAAGCTGGAGCCCTGGCAGGACAAGGATGGCAACGATCTCGGCTATCAGTACGTCATCGAGAACAGCGTCGTGGAGTGTTCCTCCGGCGCTGGTCGAGATCTGACGCCTACCGAGTGGAACGCGATCCCGTACTTCGAGGGCCTGGCTGCCAGAGTCGAGACCGGCTCCAATCAGCCCCAGTTCATCATCGACAAGCTGAACATCGCGAACAATGTGGATGAGGACGACACCAACCCGATGGGCGTGGCACTTTTCGCCAACAGCATCGACGTCCTGGCCAAGATCGACCTGGAGTACGACAGCTACGCCAACGAGTTCACCCTCGGTCGCAAGCGCATTTTCGTGGCGCCTGAGTTGCTGACCGACGCCAACGGCTCCCAGGTATTCGATCCCGACGACAGTGTATTCTATACGCTGCCGGAGGACTACTTCAAGAACACCAAGGAGGCGCTGCACGAGGTCAACATGGAGCTGAGGACCGAGCAGCACGAGCAGGCCATCAACAACGATCTGAATCTGCTCTCCTTCAAGTGCGGCTTCGGCACCCAATACTACCGCTTCGAGCGTGGCACGGTCGCGACGGCCACCCAGGTCATCAGCGAAAACTCCGATATGTACCGCACGATCCGCAAGCATGAGATCATCCTCCAGGACGTTCTCACCGACCTGATCCGCACGATCATCCGCCTGGGTAAGACTGCCAACGTGTCCGGCCTGGCGGAGAACACCGACATTGTGATCGACTTCGACGACTCCATCATCGAAGACAAGCAGACGGAAAGAGCCGAGGACCGCAAGGACGTCGCCATGGGCGCCATGGGCCTGCCGGAGTACCGCGCGAAATGGTACGGCGAGACGGAGGAAGTCGCAGCCAGTAAGCTGCCTGACCAGTCCGCCGGCGTTCTGATGTAATGGATCAGAGCTACCACGACCTACTGGCTGCCGGCGTCGAGAAGCGCTTCCGGGACCTGGAGGTGGCGATCATGGACGACATCATCCGCCGGATCCGGAAGGCCGGCACAATAACCGACTCGGCCGACTGGCAGATCCAGCGCCTCATCATCCTGGGCAACAGCACCCAGGACATTGAGGACCTGATCCGGAAGGCCGTGGACGGAAACGAGGAGGAAGTCCGCCGGCTCTACGCTGAGGTCATCGAGCGGGAATATACCCGCGACCGCAGCCTCTACGAGCAGATCGGCAAGGAGTTCATCCCCTACGAGCAAAACCCCGAGCTCCAGCAGCTGACCGACGCCCTGGTGCATCAGTCCAGTGAGGAGCTCTACAACATCACCAGGAGCACCGGCTTCATGCTGGACAACGGCCACGGCGGGAAAGTCTTCACGCCCCTGGCTGACGTCTACAATGGCTACCTGGACGACGCCATCACCGGCATGACCAACGGCGCCTACGACTACAACACGCTGGTCCGCCGCATGGTCAGCCAGATGACAGCCTCCGGGCTCCGGACCGACCACCCCTTCAGCGATGGCGGCAGCGACTACGGCGTGGACTACGCCAGCGGCTGGCACAATCGCGTGGACGTAGCCGCCCGTCGTGCTCTGCTCACTGGCTTCGGCCAGCTCACCGGTCACGTTACGGATCTGAACGCCCAGAGGCTGGGGACTGACTACTTCGAGGTCACGTGGCACGCCGGAGCTCGTCCGGATCACGCTGCATGGCAGGGCAAGGTCTACACCAAGGAGCAGCTGACGACTAAGTGCGGCCTGGGCACCGGCCCGGGCCTGCTGGGCTGGAACTGCCGCCACACCTACTATCCCTTCATCCCCGGAGTGAGCGAGCGGCTCTACACCGACGAATGGCTGGAGGAGCAGAACGCCAGGGAAAACACTCCGCGCCGCTTCCGTGGCAAGGAGTACACCACCTACGAGGCCACCCAGAAGCAGAGGCAGATGGAAACAGCTATGCGGGCCCGGCGTGAGCAGGTGCAGCTCCTTCGCGCTGGAGGGGCTGACAAGGAAGACATCACCATCGCCCGGTGCAAGTACCAGGCCCAGCTGGAGCAGTACCGCAGCTTCTCGAAGGCGATGGGCCTGGAGGAGCAGACGGGGCGCATCTACACGGGACGCACCCCGGGCAGGATTTCACCGAGCCCGCAGGTCTACGCGCAATGGCAGGCCGAGCAGGCAGCCAAAGCGGCCAACCGTGCGAAAGAACGCGCCGAGAAGCAACGCAGAGCGGCCCAGGACGCAGCTCAGAAGGGAGCAAGCACATGATCCGAATAAACGTCAAGGACACCGGGATCATCGTCTCAGGGCACGCACAGCGGCTCCCTGGGGCGTCTCCCGGGCACAACATTATTTGCGCCGGCGTCTCGGCGCTGACCCTTACACTGATCGAGGGGCTGCGCGAGGTGGCGGGCATCGAGATCCAGGAGAGCGTCAGACCGGGCAGCACTATCATCAGCTGGCCGGATCTGAATGAGATCGGCCGGGCGCTGGTTCGCACTTATGTCCTGGGCCTGGAAGGCATCCGGGACAGCTATGGAGAAATAACGATAATTTGAGCGCCGCGAGGCGCTTTTATTATGAGCAGACGCCGGGCTCTGAGCCGGCGGGAATGTTCACGACACATTACAAAAACGGAGGAATGACCCAATGAAAAAGTATTTTAACCTTCAGCTCTTTGACAACGGCGGCGAGGGCGGCTCTGGCGGAGGCCAGGGTGGAAACGCTGGGGACGGCAACGGCAGCCAGGGAAATGCCGGGAATAATGGAGGCACCGGAGGCTACAGCTTCCAGCAGGCCGAGGAGATCGCCCAGGCTCGTGCAGAACGCGCCGAGAAGGCCGCTCTCAGCTCCTACTTCAAGCAGCAGGGCATGAGCGAGGAGGAAATCAACCAGGCGATCAAGGACTTCAAGGCCAACCGAGAGAAGCAGCGCCCCAATGTGGACGCCATCACGAGAGAGCGCGATGACGCGCTCGCAGAACTGGCTCAGATGAAGAACAGCCAGACTCTCGCCCAGAAGGGCATCCGCGCCGAGGACACTGACTACGTCATGTTCAAGATCGCGGCCCTGATG